GCAGGCCGGCGGCGAGCGCCAGCTCGACCGATCGGATGACGAGCTTGTTTCGCAACGCCCATTCGGTTGAGGTTCCGGCATCGGGCTTGTGGTCGAGCCGCTGGTCAAGCTCGAGCAGTTGGCGAAGACAGTCCCGTAACTCGTGCACGGGTGCAATTTACTGCGATCGTTGCGGCTCCCTGCGCATTGACTCCCAGATACGAGGGTCGCGATTTCGGCCGGTATTTGACACGAATCCGAACGACCGGTAAAAGCGGATCAACCTGGCCACGTTTGTTCGCTCGCCAGCGGGCGGCTCAGGGGTCAGTCCGATTCGTAGCCCGTCCGTCGCCGGTAAGGCGCTTGGAAGTCACGCCGTCCGGGCGGCGCCGATAGCCCATGCGCTCCCAGAAGCCACGCGACGAGTCGAGAAGGGTGATCTCCTCGACGCCCTCGTCCCGGAGTACGACTTCCAGCCGCTCGACCCACCGCCGCGCGATGCCGCGGCCACGGAACTGGTCGCGGACGGAGATGCCGTCGACCTCGGCGCGCAGCTCCTCGCCGTTGGTCTTGAGCTGGATGCTCCATGACCCGGCCCACTGCTCGTCGATGTAGAAGTCGCCGGTGATGCCGCCGATGCGGAAGCTGCCGGTGCCGCTGACGTAGGTGCTGCGGATCTCCGACCGCTCCCCCGCCGGGTCGCTGTACTGCAGATGGTCGGTCGCCCACTGCCGCAGCCCTGGGCTTTCCGCGCCGAACGACTCCGGAGCGGACGACAAGGTGTCCAGCAGCGCTCGGCGCGGCTGCTCCCCGCCCGATTCTTCGCCTCGCTCGGGGGCCGTGTCGTCCTGAGCGCCGCCAGGGTTGCGCCGCCGCTCGAACCACTCACGTACGGCCCGGCGGGAGTAGACCGCCCGCCCGTTGCGGTAGTCGATGGGCTTCGGGAAGTCCGGGTGCCGGGCCGCCCAGTTGGACACGGCGGATGGCCTGACGCCGAGCTCGCGGGCGATGTCGGCGGCGTACACCTCGTCGTCCGGGTCCCGGCCCTCCGTGGGAGGGTTGACCTCCGCCGGCCTGGACTGGCCCGGGCGGAGCAGCCCGAGCTGCTCGCGCCGTTCCCGCCGCTCACGCTTCTCCCGCTCGGCTTGGGCCTGGCGCTCACGCGCCTCGCGTTGCGCCTGCTGCCGCCGATCGAGCCACGCGAGGACCTCAGAGCGGCGGTACATGACGGATGCGGATGGGCTGTCGATCCGCTTGGGGAAGTCCGGGTGCCGGGCCGCCCAGTTGGTGATGGCCGCGCGGGTGACGCCCAGCTCACGGGCCAGCTGGGCAGATGTAGCGATGTCAGGGTCGTTGATGGCTCCCGCCGACTGTGATCGGCGCCGACCACGGCCGCCCCTGCCGTGCTCCGGTGCCCACCGCCCACCGACGGAGATCCCGCCGATGATCGTGCCGGCGGCCCAACGCAGCTGGTCCGGGCGAAACCGTTTGACCTCGAATCGGGGCACGAGCAGCACGCGGGGATCGTGCATGCCCGAAAGGGCTTGTGACTCAGGCGTGAACTACGCGAGCACCGTCGGCTTCTCGAGCACGACGACGGTGCCGTCGGGCAGCTGCCAGCGGTATCCGGGGCGGATCACCTGGGCGGTACGGCCGCGGGCGATCGATCCGATCGGGGTGTGCTCGCTCGGGTCGAACATGACCCGCTCGCCGGGCTGGGCGATGGGCTCGAATCCGGCCTGGGACATGAGCCGACGAACCTCGGCGACGATCGAGTCCCGGGGCTCGCCGGCGCTGACCATCGCCTCCACCTGGGTGGCGATCGCGGCGAGCGTGCCCGCAGCGACCTGCTCGATCTCGGTGCGGGTGTTGACGTCGTGCACCCGCCCGACCGTCGGCGTGATCGGCAGGTCCTGGTCGGGCTGCCGCCACGTGTAGGAGACCGCGCTGCCGGTGCCGGTTGGCTCGAGGCGCAGCCGGCGCATGTGGGACCGGACCCGGTGCAGCACCGCTCGGTCCGAGGCGCCCTTGGCGATGTCCTCCTCGACCTGGGAGGCCAGGCCAACGACCTCGCGGGCGGTGTCGGTGCGGACCTGCTCGAGCGCCGACGACGGGCCGGTCGTGCCGAGAGCTTCGCGGCCGGCGTCGGTGAGCTCCCACCCACCGTCCGGCCTCTGCCTGATGAGCCCGCGGCGGCTCAGGGCCCGGATCGTTGCTGGCCGGCCACCGCTGCCGCCGGAGGCGAGCGACCGGAGCGCCCTCGTCTGGGGCAGCGACAGCCGTGGGCCCCCGATCCTCACCCAGCGGCCAGCGCCGGGCATGCCGCGTGGGATGCGCGGCTGGTCGGGCCGGTACTTGACCTCGAGGCCGGGGAAGAGCAGCACGGGCACGGCGGGATCATGCCCGCCTGGACCGCCTTACGGCTCGGGCCCGCTCCTAGTCGGTGGCGGGCCCGTCGCTGAGGATCTCGTTGAGGCGCCGGAAGAACCGGTCCTGCGCCTCGGCGGGGGCGTCCATCATCGTCGCGTGCAGGTTGTAGTCGGACGATTCCCGGTTCGTTCGGTCATCAGGCACGGGGCCGTCTACGCCGGCGGTGAGCTGCTCAGCGATCCACTGGCTGTGGAGCGCCTGCATCTCTCGGGCGCGCCGTACCCGCTCGTCGACGGGAAGAAGTCTCACCGCCATGTCCTAAGTGTACCAGTTGCATCGATGGGCTTTACAGGTACAGGACGCCGCGCCAGCTCGAGCCCAGCATCAGCCACTTGCCTGGCCAGATCGCGTTCCGACCGCCTTGGCCTTCCTGGCGGCCGAATCGGGCGATCTCCGGGGCGCTTGCCGGGCGTCGACCGGCGAGCATGTCGTCAATGTAGTCGAGCAGCTCGTCCATCTGCTGACGAGTCAGCCCCGCCGGGGGTGCGTTCCGTGCGGCCTCGACCCTGGTGCGTGCCCATCTGAGGAACGAATCAGCGGCGGCCTCGTTCTCGAACTCGAATCCCTGGGTGGCCCATGTGTAGCCGCCCACGTCGATGTTGGCGTGGAGGCGGACCCTGGTAACACCCGAGCGCCGGTACCAGTCGAAGAGGTTTGCCATGAGGCCGTGGGCGAACCCCGTCCCCCGCACGTTCGGCTCGAGGCGCAGGTAGGAGTGGTAGGCAACGAGTTCGCCGGTGAACGGATCGCGGTCGATCCGCGCTTCGGCGTGGCCGACCCGCCGACCAGTGGCGTCGTAGACGCTCGCGTCGAATGAAAGCCCGCTGGCCCGGCCGTCACTGCCACGCGCCACGGTGGCGCGGTCGACCTCCAGCCGCAGATCGCCGTACGTTCCCTCGACACCCATGCGGATGCCCTGCACGGCCTGCTCTTCCTGGGTCGACGCGGTAGCGATGAGCTCATTCAGCGGCCGGGTCCTACGGTTGAGGAGCATGGACGGGTCCGGTGCTGCGACCGTGGGAGCGGCCGGCTCCCGGACCGTGACCCTCGACGTTCTAAGCCGTGGTGTCGGCGTCGGTGGGGTTTGCCGCGCCCGCCGGCGGGCCTGTTCCTCGGCGAACAACGCCAGGGCATCCATTGCGGCCTGGCGTGTGCGGAACGGTCCGCCAGGCACCCGGATGCCGGGCTCACCCGCAGGTGGAAGGGCGTACGCCTCCCATCCCGTCGAGCCTCGCTGACGCACCACCTGGCCCACGTACTCCCCGCCGCCGGATCTAGCGCTCGGGCCGGCGTAGACGTCGTACACGCCGGCCATGGCGGGAGCGCGGACTGCCCTGGTAGCCGGCGGCGTCCTTGTGCTCGGTGCGGATTCACCGGCTGCTGCGTCCATTAGCAGCCGGATCGCGCTGTCGCGGTCGTCGACAGCAGCTGCGGCACCCGGGGAACGCACGATCCGGCCATCCGGGGCAAGCGCAAGCCACCGCCCGGCCGGGGTGTCAACGACGATGCCCAGGTTGCGTTCGCCCTGCGTGACCCGGAACGCGGACCGCTCAGGAGCGGGCCAGGACCACGGGGTGAGCGTCACCTCCGGCACGGACGTCGCCGCCTGGCGGGCCGCGCGGTCCTGCATCCGCTGGTGGTGGGCCAGCACCGTTTGAACCGCGGAGGCTTTCAGCCTGTTCGGGCCGTTGACCTGCAGCCACTGCCCGTCGGCGTCCTCAACGGACCACCCGAAGCTCCAGCGGTGGATGGCTCCCACCCTGGTGGAGCCCACGTAGATGTCGTGACTCTCCCTGGCAGGCCCCCATTGGTTCCGCGCCGGGGTCTCCCGACGAACCCCGTACACACCGGTCATGCCACCGGTGAGGTTCCGCGGCAGGGTTACCGCGCCTTCCGGAAGGCCTGCTGGGCGGGTACGTCTCGTTGACCGTGGCGCCGACCGTCGCGTGGTCGTCCGAGCCGCGCTGCTGGACCGCCGCGGCCTGGCCGATGAGCCGCCGAGGATGGCCGCCCAGCGGCCGCCGACGGCGATGCCGCCGATGATGGTGCCGGCGGGGTGGCGCGGCTGGTTGGGGTTGAAGCGTTTGACGGTGTACCGCGGCGTCAGGAGCACGGCCGGATGATCCGCTGGCCGCTCCGTTTACGTCGAGGTCAGCGGCCCCGTCTGCGGCTGCGCTGCGCGGCCGCCAGCGACCCGTCGAACATCCAGTCGTAGTCCGGGACCTTCGGCTTACGACGGTCGTCGGCCGCCTTGGTTTCGACCAGCTGGCCCGTGTCGGGGTCATACACGCCGACCTGCTCGAGCTCGATCAGGTAGCGGTCGCCATCCTCCGCTGAGGTCTTCTCGACGCGCACAATGCGGAACCTACCCCCGGTGACGTACTCCCGCGGGTCGTAGCGCTCCATGAACTGGGTGTATTCGCCGGCCGGGAGGTCATCGGGCGCGTCCAGTTGCCCACCCCGGACCGCCTTGGCGTCCCGGACCACGAACGTCACGTCGGTTCCGTATCGGGCAACAACGTCCGCACGGGTGCCGAACGACGCGAGCGGCAGGTCGATGAAGGCGCCTTCCTTGAAGACAGCCGGCAGACCCATGCCCATCAGGTCGACCCCGCGGTACAGCTCGGGCACACGAGGCGCGTCGCGAACGCCGCTCATCAGCACGTAGGCCTGCATGCGTCGAAGCTCTGGGACGTTTAGGTTCCGCGTCACGCTGAAGCCGACGCGAGCCCCCGGGGCCTCGTCGTGGGAGACGTGTACATCCGCCTCGCGCCCTTCTGTGTCGAAACCGGCGAGCTCGAAGGCAGCGCGGCGGATCTCCCGTGCTGGAATCCAGTAGTCCCAGTCGCCACCCGACGCCATCAGCCGGGCTAGCACCTGCGGCGTGACCTCACCGTCGTCCAGGCCGACCTCATCGAGCAGGCGGAGCTTCACGCCGGTCGTGTCACCGATCCGAACCCTGATCCGCTCGAGCTCAATCTGGCTCTCGCCGGCCTGACGCCGCCGGTGGTAGTCCCGCACCTGCTCGAGCAGCTCCTGGGCCCTCTCCCGGGCCCGGGAGCGAACGAGCGCCAGCGGATCGGGCGCGGCCGGCGCCGACGCTGCAGACCCTCCCGGCCAACGCCGCGAACGAAGGGCGCGGCCCAGGACCCGAGCCCAGCGGCCGCCGACGGCGATGCCTCCGATGATCGTGCCGGCGGGGTGGCGCGGCTGGTTCGGGTTGAAGCGCTTGACGGTGTACCGCGGCGTCAGGAGCACGGCCGGATGATGCCGACCAGAGGGGACTTGCGTACGAACAGCGAGAGGCCCCCGACCTTTGTGGATCGGGGGCCTGGGGCGTCAGGCGGCCTTCCGCTCGGCGATCTCGTCCGTCTGGGAGATGTCGAACACGTAGGCCACCCGGTAGCGCATGCGCCCTTCCTCGACGACGTTCCCCTCATCGTCGGTGACGGGCTCCGTCTGACCGGCGGGGGCGAAGATCAGGATGCCCTGCTCACCCTTGCGGACCTGCCGACCCCGCTTCTGCCAGGCCTTGTACCCGTCGACGTCGGTGGCGGTCGGCATCTGCATCGCGATCAGCAGAGCGTTCCGCATCGAGTAGCCGTCGAACCGGGCGGTGATGACCGCGATCTCGGCCTCGCTCAGCTCCGCCTCGTACTGCTCGAGCCTTGCCTTGAGGTCGGCGATCTGCTGGCGCCGGGCGGCGATGTCGGCTGCGGTCTTGCGGCGACGGTAGCTCATCGTGGCGATCTCCCTCCTGTGCGGGTCGCTCACCCGCACACACATATGATACCACGATGATCGTCAGTGGCGCAAGATCACTAGCCGGCGTAGTAGGCGTTCGGCTGGCCCGCCCTGGCCGGGTCCTCCTCACGGCCGCTCCGCTTCGCGGGCTTCTTCGCCGGTGCCTTCGCCCCGGAGCTCGTGTCCGCGGTACGGCCTTCGTCGGCCGGCTGATTCCTGGGCTCCTCGCCGGCGTTCTGCTGCGCTGGCTGGCCACCTCGAGGTCGGGTCCGCGGCTTCGGGTTGCGGATCCAGTCGGGTAGGTCGTCGACGGTCTCGGCCTCGTCCGCGGCCCGGAGGAGCTCGTCGAACTCGGGGTCGCCGGGCAGCAGCTGCATGACGTTGACGGCGCGGGCGCACGCTCGGCTGATCTCGGGGTCATCCTCAGCCACGGCTGGCCTCCTTCACGCTTGTCGATCGGTCTGGCATCGTAACCAACGCCGTACCGCCGTTAGGCCTTCTCAACGATCACCGCGGTCCGGTTGAAGATCACGATGTAGTCGCGGCCCTCGACGTGCATCGCGTCGTAGCCGAGCCGCGCAGCCAGCGCCCCGGGGTCGATGAACACCCCCGTCTGCTCGTACTCCTCCCGAGCCAGCCGGGCCATCTCCAGCCCCGATGCGATCACAGCGTCGCGGTGCAGGACCATGCGGATCATCACCCCGCCCATGTCGGGCTGGGCCCACGCACTGACCTTCTCCCGGTTCATGCCGGTGTAGATGCCGTTGCCGTGGGTGCCCTCGCCGTAGTAGGCCGGGCCAGTGCGGAACTGCTCGGCCTGCTGCAGAGAGATCTTCCGCTTCTCCCGGCGGGATAGGGTCTGCCCATCCCGGCCGCGCTGGTGGATACCGCGCCACAGCTCGATGCCGCCGGCCTCGATCTCCGCATCCAGGTCTGCTGCCGTGCCCACCCGCGGCGGGCCGTCGAAACCCTGCAGGTGCGCGTACGCAGCCACCAGCCTGGAGTTGGGCGTCGAGTGCTCCTTGACCGCCTCGAGGGCCTCGGTGATGTCCACGTCCCGGCCAAGGTCTCGGCCACGAACCATGATGTGAGTCGTCACCCTAGGCTGCTGCTGGCCCGACGGCCTGCCAGGCTGCTGCTGTCCTGGGACCGGCCCAGGGCCTGACGGGCTCGCCGATCGTCGGCCACGGCCGCCACTGCTCCGCGGGGCATCGGGGACGTCGATGAACCGTCCGTCGGGCCCGCGGGGGTGCAGCAGGGCGTTCCACGGCCGGCGGATCTTCACCTCGTATCGGGGCACCAGGATCGCCGGCATGCCGGCCATCATCCGCACCAGCCCCGGCTAAGGTCCGGGCCCCTGCCGGCAGGCATGAAAAGAGGGCCACCCCGCCGGCTGAACGGGATGGCCCTCCTCGGCGTGCCTGGCGTTCAGCCGGACCGCCAGGTCCGACCGAGCCTGTTACGCCTGTGCACCAGCGTAGGTGCCGTTGACCGGGGCGGCCGGGGCAGCCGGGCCGACCACCGGGCTCTTGGGGGCGATGTCGTCGATCTTGGGAGCGACGGGCGCCTTGCGTGGCCGCCGCGTCCTCGTCTTGCTGCTGGCCGCGATCCTTTGCGCCGCTGGCGTCATCCGAGGCTGGGCGGTTTGCTCCGCGCGCTTCTTCTGCCGCCGGCGTTTGGGTCGACGGCCCCTGATCATGGAAACGCCGGTCTCCACCACCAGGATCACGACGACTAGGAACAGGCCGTAACCCGCTACTCCCCAGGCTCCGTCGATGAGGCCCGAGCCGACGTTGCAGGCGGTGGACATCGCGAAGCCGAAGATCATCACCCAGAACCCGTACCGGCGGGCGTGGCGCGTGAACGTCAGCAGCTTGCCGTACACGGCCACGAAGTCGATGAAAATGAATAGGGTTTCCGCCTGGTAACCGGGTAGGCCTAACCAATGCCCGATATGGGTGATGTGGGCGCGGGAGATGAAGAGGCCATACCCCATGATCGCGAAGCCGGAGACGTAGCTCAGGATCTCTGCGGCGAGATCCAGCCGACTGAGCTTCTTCTTGCCCCCCTGCTGCTTCTTCTCCATCGGTCCCTCCTCCGATGTGAGGCCAGGTGCGTCCTGGCGTCCGGGGCTCGCGCTTTCGCTGGCCCCCGCGACCAGCGACGTGCTGCGGTAGCCCTTTTGGGTCGGCGCTGCGGTCGCGGCTCGTGCCGTTCGCGCGCTCGAGGCCCGTTGGACTGCACCTGGGGCGATGGGGCGACGATTGAGTTGTCAAGGAAACCAGTGCGGGTCGCTCACCCGCGCACAACAATGATAGTTGTGGTCGGGAGGCTATGCAAGCCTAGTCATGAAGAAACCCCGGCACCGTGCAGTGCCGGGGTTAGCCCCTTCCCACCTTGGCCGCTATGCCTCCTGGCTGCCCTCCTCCTTGGTGTCACCAGCCTCGGCCGGGCCCTCCGAGCTGCCAGCCTGCTCGGCGGACTCGTCCGTGCTGTCGCCCGAGCTGACCGCCGAGTCGCTGGCCTCCGGCGCCGGGTCCGTCTCGCCGCTCGAGGCGTACTCCTGCGCGGCGGTGTCCGGGCCCGACGTGTCGACCGCGATCGCGGTCTCGTCTCCTGCCACTCTGCCTCCCGAATCGGTCGGTGCGATCGTTCGGGTACCGAAGCTAGGCACGAAACCGGCCAGAGACCTGGAGCAACTTCTGCTCGGCGTGTCGTGCGCGGACTACCGCGCACCCCGCAGCCGCGCCTGCAAGTCGAGCAGCTGCCGGTGCAGCTCCACCCGCTCGCGGAGCAGAGCCTCGGCCTCGGGCCGGCTCATTCGAGCTGGCACACCCACCTTGGCGATGTTCCGCGAGAGGGTCACCGTGTTACGGCTGGCCGGCCCGATGACGGCCTGCAGCTCAGCGAGTGACCACCCATACGTGAGGTGAAGCACCGCGGCGGCCTGGTAGATAGTCTCGCGGACCTCCGCACGCGCCTTCCGCAGAGCGGACCGTGCCGGAACCTTTCCCCGGCCCGTCGCGAGCGCCGTCTCGACCTGCTCGGAGAGCGCCTCGATGTTAGGGACCTCGGCCGGCCGGTAGCGTTGCCGCTTGGCGTGGCGGACGGTCAGCCGCTGCGCCTCGTTCAGGTCCTCGATACGGTCACGCAGCTCCCGGGCCCGGATGGAGAGGTCGGCGAGCCGCCGGTCCAGGTTGGGCCGCTTGGGAGCCGGCTCGGCCGCGAGGGTTCGGTCCCGCCCGGTGCCGGCGATCCGCCGGACCGGCTCGACCGGCCAGCCCCAGTGCTCGATGACCGCCCGGGCGACAGCGTTCCGCTCGCCGGTCACCTCGGCGAGCTCCGCCTTCGTGGAGGCGATCCGCTCCCGAATGTGGGCGAGCCGCTCGTCGGGGGCGTCCGGCAGGTCGTCCGGCGGGGTCGGGGTGTGCCGCGACGCCTCCCAGGCGCGTGCCGCGGCCTCGAGCGCCTCGGACCAAACACGGTGCACGCCAGCCGACAGCTCAACTAGGTCGGTGAGCCGCTCCTCTGCCTTCGGAACCCGCTTGGGCTGGGGGTTCCGAAGGACGGCCCGCTCGAAGGCCGCGCGGTCGCGCGGGCCGACACCGATGATCCGGCCGACCCGGCTCAGCGGCCAACCTGCCCGGTGCACGAGGTACGCGGCGACGACGTTGCGCTCGTCAACGAGGCGGTCCCGCAACACGTGCGCCCGGCAGGCGACCATCTCCAGTTCGATGGCGCGCCGCACGGGGTCGTCGATCCCGCTGGCCGTGGCCAGCGCGTCGCGCAGCGCGTCGATGTCGTAGCGAGTCACGGTTGGCTCCAGAGCCTCGTCGTCAAGCACCACATAAGTGGCCTCGACGGTGATTGTCATTGTCGTTGTACCTCCCATCCGTGCGGGTCGCTCGCCCGCACACACACTGCTACCGTAGCACACGAAAACGGGCCAGGAGCAACTCCTGGCCCGCCTAACGGGTGAAGATCAGACGCCCAGCCGGGCGTACACCCTGTCGCGCAGCTCCCGCGCCTTGTCGGGACCCAACCTCTCGACGATGGCGTACGCCTGCTTCCGCCGCTCCTGCTGCTGGTCGGGCGGAAGCTGCGCGATCCAGTCGATCGGTATCTTGTTGCTGCTCCGCTGCTGCTCCCAGTCCCACCACTCGATGAGGTCGGCAACCTCCAGATCTATAGGTTCCGGTGCTGTCACGGGTGAGCCTCCCGGGGGTAGCGGATCGGGGTGCGCCAGGACGGCCGAGCGCACCCCGAAGTTGGACGGGGAATCAGGCGGCGGCCTTCATCTGGGCGTTCGCCGCGAGAATCTGGGCCAGCGTCTTGGCGGCCGACGGTAGGACCAGGATCGTGACGGTGATGGTCCCCTGGACCTTCCTCGCCGCGCTGTACACGTCGCGCGCGACGGTGCCGGTCACGATCACGTCGTGAGTGACCTCGAGGAAAGGATCGACCCGCGGAACCACGTCGGCACCGAGCACCAACGGGCGCCAGGCCTGGCCGCAGATCAGGCGATGCAGCGCGTTCTCACCTCGTGTGGTCGTCGCGGTCTCGATGTCCACGTTGGCGACCCGGGCCGCGGCGAGGACCTCACGGCGCGTGTCGTCGTCGTCGGTGATCAGCAGAGGGGTGGTGGCCACTGTCTGTTCCTCCTTGGTCGCGCGGGTCGCTCACCCGCGTGTGGTCTATCGGTGGCACGCCGGCGGCGAGTCCGACGAGCGTGGTCATGGAGCGAACGGTCATGCCCCGGCGTGCCACTGGCATCGATGGTGGACACGAAACCGGCCAGAGCCCCGTAGCGAGCCTCTGTTCGGCGTGTCGCGGTCGTCGCGAACGAAAAAGGGGTGGGACACCGTGTCGGTTGTCCCACCCCTTCGGATGGCTCACGCAGCGACCGCGACGCTGGCGGTCAGCTCGGCGATTGCCCTGTCGGCCGCGGCGATCGCCTCTGCCAGGGTCCGTGCCGTGTCGCACCGGTGACCGTCCTCTCCTCGGATCACGGACCAGTTCCAGACCTGGCCGTCACCGTCGGTGTAGATGCGAGCCCAGCAGCCGCTCTCCGTCTTCCGGGTGAGCCGCACGCCGTAGCCGGCGGTGAGGTCGTAGCTGCCGGTCCACTCGCCGCGGTCGGGCTGGTTGTACTCCCGCCAGGGGTACCGCTCGCCCTGGATCTCGACGTAGGCCGGTGGCCATCCTGGGCCGAGCGTGTACCACCCGGGGCCGGGCTTGTACATGAGGCCTCCCTCCTGCTGCGGGTCGCTCACCCGCACACAGGAAGTATACCGCGCCTACTTGGTCTTGATCAAGGCACGGTCAACATCGGCGTACCGCAGGATCTCCTCCCACAGATCGTTGTACTCCTCGGGGTCGACCTCGGCGAGGTCGTCAACGTAACGGTCAAGGGGCCCGCCATCGCTGCCGCACTCCTTGATCCACTTGCTGGCCCGAAGCCGAGCCACGACCTGATCGCGGAACTCCTCGAACGACAGCCGGTTGCTGCGGTGAAGGTCGTACACGTCTCGCAGATCGACGACGTAGATCCACGGCGACTTGCCGGCTCTACGGAGCGCCTGAGCCTTGGCGTAGGCGACCGCCTTGACGTAGATGCGGTCGTCGAGGGCGTCGAGTTTCATCATCCACCTCCTTCGCTGCGCGGGTCGCTCACCCGCAGTACCGGGAAAGTAACACGGGGCCCCCGGTGTGACCGGGAGCCCCGTGGGAGCGTGTCTACCGCCGCCGATCGTGGAACGCGAACGCCCCGTAGAACGCCCGGTCGATCAGCTCGGCCAGCCGTGAGTCCGACGAGGCGACGAACGACCCGCCATCGACGTAGACCGGCCAGCCGGTCTCCGGCAGCGGCTGCACGTGCCAGATGATCCGGTCGCCCATGCGGCGGGCGACCAGCACGACAGGCGGCGCCAGGTAGGTTGGGGTGTGCAACTGGCAGTCCCGCGGCAACGGCTCGATCTCCGGCCGCTCGGCGCTGGGCAGCCTGTCGATGTACCGGACGATCCCGACGAGGGTCACCTTGGTGATGTGCTCGGGGGTATCGCCGCAGCTGGCGAACAGCGGGTTGCGGTAGACGTAGAGCGTCAGGCCCTTCATGATGCTCCTCCCTGCGGGTCGCTCACCCACACACATCAATGATACACCACAGGTCGGACACGACAAAGGGCCCCGCGGGTCGTCCCCGCAGGGCCCTTGCCGGGAGGGAGAGTCAGCTCTCGCCCGGCATCATGATCGTGATGACCGGCTCACCGGCGTCGCCCGGGCCGATGCGCAGCTGCAGCCGCACCTTGCGCGGCGTCCGGGCCCGGCCGCCGCGGGGAACCCGCAGGAGCTCGAACGTCACCTGGTTAACGTCCCTGGCCCGCCATGCGGCCAGGTACGCCATCCAGAGGACATCATGGAGCCGGCCGGCCTCGTCCTGGGGCACCTGACGGTCGCTGTCCTGGTCCGTCCACGCTACGCAGTCGGCGTACACGCCTGCGGTGAGCGCGACCGGGACGGTGAAGCCCATCTGCCGTGCCGTCTCGGTCACGTCGACGAGCACGCCGTCCTCGATGGCCTGCGCCCGGGTGTACTGGTGGATGACCTCCGCACCCTTGAACATCGGTGCTTGCTCCCTTCTGCGCGGGTCGCTCACCCGCACACATACATGATAGCACAGTGCCCGCCCGGGGCGGCGTCCGGGCGGGCACTGTGGGTCAGGGGATCGTCAGCCGGTCTGGACGATAAACCGGCACTTCGGGCACAGGAACCCGTGCGCGGTGCGTCCGGTCTCTGCCCAGACCTCGTACCGGACCCAGGCCGCCACGTCCGGCTCCGGCCGGCACCGGCACCAGCCGTCGCGGCGGGCACCGCGGCCGTCGGAGGTGAGGAGTGCCCACTCCAGCGGACCGGCGGCGGCCCGGTACTGCTCGACGGTCATGCCACCCGCACGACGGTTGGTCATGACCCGAGCGTGGGTCGCGGAGGACCATCCTCCCTGGACCAGGAACAGCGGCCCGTCGAAGGACTCAATGAGAGTCCCGACTGGCGCGGTGCTGATCCGGTGCCAGATCTGCTCCCAGCGCATGCTGGCGGCTCCCTTCTGTGCGGGTCGCTCACCCGCACACATCTATGATACCACAGGTCGCCCGGCATGCGCCTCGAGGTGAAAACGGCCCGAATGTTATTCGTGGCTTCGTCACCCCGGCGAGAGCAAGGGGAGGGGGCATGGTGCCCGCCCGGGACGGCGGCCGGGCGGACACCATGGGCCGTGGGTCAGCGGGCCTCGACCTCGAATCGGCACGTCGGGCACAGGTAGCCGTGCGAGATACGCCCACTGGCGAACGTCCAGACCTCGTACCGGACCAGGGTCGACTTCGCCGGCGCCGGCTTACACCGACACGGAATGAACCGGTGGCCGGCGCGCCCGTCGGAAGTGAGCGCCGCCCAGTCCCGCCCGTCGCCCGGGGCAACCCGGCCGCCGTCGACCAGCATCATCGGCCCGTCGAAGGACTGGATGGTGGCCCCGACCGGCGCGGTGCGGATCTCGGCCCAGATCTTCTCCCAGCCCTCCATGGCTGGAATCTCCCTCCTGTGCGGGTCGCTCACCCGCACACACCTATGATAGCACGTGGCCCCGAGGATCTCCCCCGGGGCCACGTGGTTTGGGATCAGGCCAGCCCGACCAGCTTGACCAGCGACTCCGGCACGTCGGTGTGCCTCTCGTCAGGTCCCTCGGGACCGACGAAGACGACATCCCCGACGAGCTGGCCGCCGGGCGCGTGCCAGCCAGCGAGCCGAGCCAGGGTGGTGGCGACCGTGTTGGCGGGCTTGCGCTTGAGCAGGCCCTCCTCGTCGCAGTACCCGACCCATCCGGGGCCGGCGATGGCCTCGATGTAGCCGTCGACCGCCTTCTGCAACTGGGCGAGGTCGGGAACGATGTCCACGATCTCGACCGTGCCGTCGGTCCGGATGAGCAGGGCCTTGATCTGCTCCACCGCTGTCTCCCTTCCGTGCGGGTCACTCACCCGCACACACATATGATACACTGGTGGTGGCTGACGAGGGAAGCCGCCTCACAACTCCACAGCGGACCCGCGCGGGCGCGCGGACAGGGGCCCTCCCCAACGCCCAGGGGGGCGTGAAGGGGACGCGAAACACCCAACCCTCAACCCCAGGGAGGTTCCCATGTCCGTCACCTTCACCTCCGCCGCCGGCAGCCCGACGCTCAACGTGGCGAACGGCAACGCGGCCGAGCTGTTCGAGCTGCTCGGCCTCGAGTTCGACGGCGACTACGGTGAGGCCACCGCCGAGGACTTCCTCGGCCGCGTGCTGATCGCCCAGGCCCTTGTCGGCGTCGCGTTCGACGACGAGAACGGGCGGCCCACCTTCTCGGAGGGCCTGGAGACCTGGTGCGGCCGGCGGCCCGGCTACCTAGCCGAGAAGCTGGCCATCCTCCACCGGATCGCCACCTGGGCGGTGGAGCACAAGGCAATGGTGTGGTGGTCGTGACCGCACGGGATCACCGATGCCCCGCCCGCAGGCGGGGCATCGGTGTCTTCGGAGGGCTTGTGCACGCCCAGCACCGGACTATGATTGATGTGTGCGGGTGAGCGACCCACACGGAAGGAGCGTCATGGACATCAACCGGGTCGAGACCAAGCAAGAGATCGCCGCTCGGTGGCGGCGCGAGGGCAAGAGGTTCAGCCTCAGCGACGTCGACGAGGAGTTCCAGCGTCAGTGCGACTGGTCGCAGCGGCTCCTCGAGGAGCACATCCTCGCCGAGCAGCCGGGCAGCGAGGCAGCGGCCCAGACCCGCGACCACCGGCGCGCCGGCCATTGGACGACCCACCGGCGCGAGCCGGCTGCCTGGGGACCGACCATCTGACGCGAGTGCCCCGCCCTGGCGCCAGGGCGGGGCACTCTTTTCTAGCGGTGACCTACATCGATGCTTGGTGGTGTGGCTCCCGGGGTCCCGCCGGCCGGTTGGCCGGACCCCGGGCTGTGCAGGTGTGCGTGCCAGTCGGGCTGGGTCGCGTTTAACCGCCCATGTGCCGGCCTGGGCAACCCTGGACCTCGACTTGCCACGGGGTCGAGGCCGCGACCCTATGGGGGCTTGTGTGGCACCGGGACATGACCTCACCAAGACCTAGCCGGTGCCGATGGACAGGGTATGCAGGACGATCGGACGGTTTCCGGCGACACGCCGAGGCTAGTCCCGGTACAGCGGGTTCGGGACGCCGTAGCCGTCCCAGGCGTTACCGTACGGGTCCGGCCGCCAGTCGGCCCGCGGTTCCCAATCGGCCGGCACGATCTCGGCCTCGATGAACAGGGTCTTGGACAGGTCGGATCGTTCGACGCCCGTGACCGTGTAGCGGCCTTCCCGCAGGGGTGAGTAGGGGCCGTAGTAGGCGGCGTGGATGACCATGCGGGTGCCGCGGGCCAGGAGCAGCTCGTGCTCGTCGCCGACGCTGGCGAATCCGGCGGCGTTCGGCACGTCGTGGAGCTCGGCTGCCCGGGTGCCGGCCGGGACTCGGATCATGAGCTGGATGGGCAACTCGGAGAAGGCGCCGGAGTTGGAGCTCCAGTTCGTGCTCAGGTAGGCGGGCTCGGTGAGCACCTGGCCGACGAGGCTGGATGGGTCGTCCTCGCCGAACCGGAAGCCCGGCAGCGCGGACGGCAGCACGCCGCGGAAGACGATCACACCGTCTACAGTGGGCGTCATGGCCGAGTCGATGAGCTCGATCTGGGCCCGGTCCTCGTCGGTGAGGGTGCCCTGCCGTATCCGGTCGTTGATCGATGCGTCCCTGATGTAGGCCCAGAGCGCCTCGACCTGCTCGCGAGTGAACCGGCCACGGTCGAGGCCGGCGCCGCCGGTGGGTGATGTGAACCGGCGGTCGAACTGGAGCTGCTGGTGGCGGCCGTAGTGCATGCCGCCGGCGCCGGTCGCTCGCCGGCGCAGCTCGAGTTCGAGCGCGTGCACCAGGGCGACGCGCTCGTCGAGGTTCAGGTCCTCGGCGAGGAGACGCCGGGCGGCCTCCTCGGGGTTGTCGGCGCGGGCGAGCTCGAGGCGGGCGTCGTTGACGCGCCACGACTGGCCGCGCAGGATGGCCTGGTCGCGCATCTTCAGCGCGGTGGCCCATGCCTTCCGCTCCTCCGGGCTGCCGTCGCCGGCGGCGAGTCGGTCCTGGATCTCGCGGGCCGCGTTCGGGGTCGCGGGGTCGCTGAACCGGGCGTACACGGCGGCCGCGGCCGGATCGGTCGGAGCGTCCGGGACGACCCAGATCCGTTCGGCCAGCCTCTGGTCGACCTGCTCAGTGCCGTCGTTGGCGCGGATGTGCACGGTGCCGTCGGGGTCGATGCTCACCACCCGGCCGGTCATGCCTCCCCTGGCGACCTGCACCAGGGCGCCGACCTTCACCGGTCTGCCGCTCGCGTCCAGCGGCCCCTCGTTGACCCGCACCGCGTCGGCCGGCCAGGTCTCGACCTCCGCCTCACGGCCGTCGTAGCCCTCGAACCAGGTCAGGACCGTCACCCGGCCCTCGTTCTCGCCGATGATGCGGCCGTGCTGCCTGGTCTGCGGGTTGTAGGCCCACCGGTCCGTCAGCTGGCCGAGCCGCTCCGGGGGATCGGATGCCCGGAACCCGGTGCGGTGGACCACGCCGGAGCTGTTGAGGTGCAGGCGACGACCTATCAGCCTGCCGAGGTCGATGTCGAGGTCCGGCTTCTCGGCGAACCGGCCAAGCCGGTCCCGCACGACCTGCGACTCATCCCAGACGCGGCGCTTCGTCTCGTAACGCGGGACCAGGAGCAGCACACGGCGATCGTGCTGGCCGCGGCCGGCTTACGTCAGCAGCGCCTTCCGGGCGGCCGCGAGGTCCCGGAACTGCCGCGGCTGGCCGAGGGTGTAGAGCGGGCTGTACCGGGCGGCCTCGTCGACCACGGCGGCCGCCTTCGCCTTCTTCGCAGCCAGCTGCCGGGCGACCGTCCACACGTACCCGGTCGCCTGGACGCCGGCGACAGAGCCGGGCTTCGGCACGTACCCGGCGGCGTTACCCGAGTCGGCCCACACCATGCCGATCACGCCCGTCTCATCAGACAGGGCGGCGGCACGGATCGGCCCCTGCGGGGTCGACGAGAACCCGGTGGTCGCTGCGGCGCCGGCCGGACGGAGCTCGACAGAAGGGCTGGTCACGCGGGCCATCGTAGGGGCCGGCGACCGTTACCGCCCTAGCCGAGCAGTGAGCCGCGAGGTCCGCGGCCGTTACCGCCCTCTCCTTCGTCATCCTCCAATGGCCATGTCAACGAACCGGGAGTAGTGAAGCTGGGACGCGACGGTCACGGTGTCGGTGGGGCCGTTGCGGTGCTTCGCGACGATGATGTCGGCCTCGCCGGCGCGGGGCGTCTCGGGGTCGTAGATCTCCTCCCGGTGGACGAAGATCACGACGTCGCTGTCCTGCTCGATCGCGCCCGATTCACGAAGATCGGCAAGCATGGGCCGCTTGTCGGCGCGCAGCTCGGGACCACGGTTGAGCTGGCTCAAGGCGACCACCGGCACGTCGAGCTCCTTGGCGAGCAGCTTGAGCCCGCGGGACAGCTCGGACACCTCCTGGGTGCGGTTGGTTTCGCGCCGGGCGGTGGGGGTGGTCATGAGCTGCAGGTAGTCGACCACGATGAGCCGAAGGTCCCGGGTTTGCTTGAGCCGCCTGGCCTTGGCCCGGATCTCCGCGAGCGAGATGGACGCGGTGTCGTCGATGAACAGCGGCGCGTCGGAGATCTCGCCGATGCGGCGGGCGAGCTTGAGCCACTCGTCGTCGGAGAGCCGCCCGGTGCGGAGAGCCTCGAGCCGGATCTTGGCCTCGGCGGAGAGCATGCGCAGGCCGATCTCGAGGCGGCTCATCTCGAGCGAGAACAGGGCGGTGGTGAGGCCGTGCCGGATCGCTGCGGAGCGTACGAAGTCACCGGCGGCGAGGGTGGACTTGCCGGACCCGGGCCGGCCGGCGACCACGATGAGCTGGCCGGGGTGCAGGCCGCCGAGCAGCCGGTCGAGGTCGGCGAACCCGGTCGGGACGCCGCCGGTGGCGTCGGCCCTGCTCGCCGTCTCGATCTGGTCGAGGGTGGGCTGCAGCAGGTCCGCGAGGGTCACGAAGTCCTCGCCGGCGCGGCTGGTGACGTCGTGGAGGAGCTGCTGGGCCCAGTCGACGATCTCGCGGGCGTTCCCGCCGCCGGCGCGGGCCCGGTCGGCGATCCGGGTGGTCGTTTCAAGTAGCCGTCGAAGTAGGGCCCGTTCGGCGACGATTTTCGCGTAGTAGGCCGCGTTCGCGGCCGTCGGGACCTTTTCAAGTAGATCGTGAAGGTACGGGGCGCCGCCCACCTTCCCGAGGGCGCCTGCGGTCTGTAGCGCGTCGACTACAGCGATCGGGTCGGTGGCGGTGCCGCGGCCGTACAGGTCAACGATCGTGGCGAAGATCGTGACGTGGGCCGGCCGGTAGAAGTCGCCGGCCTGGACGATCTCTACGACGTCGCCGATCGCGTCCTTCGACAGCAGCATCGCGCCGAGCACGGCCTGCTCAGCCTCGAGGTCGTGCGGCAGGGCGCGTGTGCGCGGTTCAGCGTCCACGCTCATTGGCTGGCTCCGGGGGTGTCGATCAGGTGTGGTGTGGAAGCGGCCCCATTCTCCCGCGCCCGGCGGATCGGATCGCGGCGCCACGCCACCAGCCGGTCGGCGGTGAACCCGTTCACCGTCACGGTCGCGGCGGCCTGCTGGGCGAGGAACAGCGCCCGCTCGAGCGGGAACAGGTGGGTGGCACGCCACTCGTCGTCCCCCTCGGAGAGTGCGCAGACGGTGTACCGGGTAACCTGCGTGATCACCCGTGTGTCCCCTTTCTGGACCGGCCGAGTCATACGGGTATGGCCTCCTGCACATAGACGACCTTCCGCTCCTCCTCGCCGGAGCCGACGGTCTCCGCAGCCGCGCCCTCCTGTTGCTCTTGCTCGGCAGCTCGGGCCTCGGCCCGGTCGAGCACGTACCGGGCGAGAGCCCGTATCCGGTCAACGTCCGGCTGGGTGAGGAGCTCGGCGACGGGGGCGGTCGGGTCAACGATCGGCTCGGACTGCTGCCGCTTCACGCCGAGCACGTCAGCCATCGGGGGGTCGGAGCCCTCGTCGGAGACGAGGTAGTAGGCGATGACCTGGTTGTCCTGGCCGTCGCGATGGAGACGGCCAATGCACTGACGATGGATGCCGGGTGACCAGTCGAGCTCGCCGAACACGATGACGTTGCAGACCTGCTGCAGCCCGTCCAGGCCGGCGCCGGAGCGCAGGCTCATGATGAGCACCCGCGAGTCGCCGAACATGAATCGGCGGGCGTTCTCGTCCTTCTGTGCGGACGTCTCGGTGCCGGTGTAGAGCACCGGGTTGAAGTCCCGCAGCTTGTCGAGCCAGATGTCGTAGACCGCGCGGTGCCAGCCGACGAGGACGACCTTCCGCTCGGACTCGAGGAGGAGCCGGACGAACTCGGCCACGTATGGCGCTTTCGCGATGCCGGTGGCCTGGCGCACGCGCAGGTCAAACTCGCTGGCGGTGTGCCACCGCTTCCGGTGATCGGCCGTGGTGTCGAGCAGCAGCCGCGCCATCTCGGTGACGTCGCCGGCCAGCTTGGCGAGCGTCTCGGCGTCGGTTTCCACGAGCTGCTCGACCTGGATGACCTCGGGCAGTTCGCGGCCAACGTCCTTGCGGGTGCGGCGCACCACCAGCCCGATGTCGCGCAGGTAGGTGCCGAGAGCGGCCGGGTCGGTAACCCGGACGCCGCGGCTGGGCGGCGCATCAGGGTCGTAGGGTCGATCCCCGCTACACCACTCGCGCAGGAACTCTGCCCGGGTGCCGAGCGCCTCGGGGTCCAAGATGGACGCGAGGGTGTGCATCTCGTCGCCGTAGTTGTAGACCGGGGTGCCGGTCAGTCCAACCCGGAAGGTTGCCTGGTGGGCGATCATCGCCGCGGCGGTGCCCTTCTGGGTGCCGATGTGCCGCAGCTCCTGCATCTCGTCGTAGATCACCGTCCGGATTCGTCCGGCCAGCATGTCGGCCCATCCGGCGAGGCGGGTGTACGAGGTGATGAGCACATCGGGGAACTCGCCGCCGTTACCGCGGGCCGCGGCGATGTCGTACGGCTTGCGGCTGCGAAGGATGTGGGTGCGCATCCACGGGAAGAACCGCACCAATTCCCGCTGCCACTGCAGCAGGACGTTGTTGGGCACGACGACTAGCGCCGGTAGGGCTTCGGGGTGGCGCAACACGAGTGCGCCCTCGAACGTCTTGCCGAGGCCGAGCTCGTCCGCGATCAGCAGCCGGCCGGTGGCCCACACCAGCTCAGCCGCCTGCAGCTGGTAGTCGCGCGGGGTGAGGGTCGGCTCCGGCCAGTCGTCACGCGACGGGATGGCGAGCCCGTCGAGGATCTGCTGCACCGCGGTCTCGCGCCGGCGGCACACGTTGGCCTGCGCAGCGAGACGCCGGGCGCTCACCTCGTCGACCGGGGCGAGCGGGTACCGCTGCATCAGCCACTCGATGTCCCGGGCCACGTCTGGCGTATCAGCGATGGTGACGGCGCCGGTGTGGGCTTGGTTGGCGCGCGGGAAGATCCGCTTGACCAGGATCATCACGTGCGGCTCGGCCCGGATGACCCACTTCGCGCGAACGCCTGACCCACCAGGCAGGTACGTGTACGTGCCGTAGGTCTTCACAGGGCGCTCCTGACGTGAAGCGTGGTGACGGGCTTCCCACCAAGCTCTGCCGGCACGGAACCGCGGTGGGTGTAGCGGGTGGTGACCAGCAGCAGCTGCCGGATCTGTGGGAACGTCGCGTAGCGGGCCAGCTGCCGGATCGCGGACGCGGCGTCGCCGGCGACCTTGACCTCGATGCCGAGGCCGAGCTGCTCGGGCTCGACCAGGAAGTCGATCCGGTCTTGACCGCTGAGCCGGACCTCCCGGTGGACCTCGAGCTGGGCGGTCTTGAGCACTTCGGCGATGGCGTTCTGCAGGTCGTGCTCGCCGCGGTACCGGTACCGGTACCCAGCGATGAGGTCGCAGACGTCCTGGACGGTCATCCGGACACCCCCGCCCGATGCCGCAGGGCCTCGCTGCAGAACTGGCAGCACGAGGCACCCGCCTGGCAGCCGCGACCGTGCGCGTCGCAGCAGACGACCGGCGTCCACGGACCGAGGTAGGTGGGCCAGGCGTCGCTGGGCAGCGACTCGTCCGGCCACCGCACCTCCACCCGCTGCACCGGGACGGCGTACTTGACCCGGCTGCGCCGCTTCATGTCGGCCGCGCTCGCGAGGAGCATGTCCCTCGGCACCTCGGGGCCCGGCGCGTGGCCGATGACGGCCACCCGGTCGTAATGGTCGCCGGTAACCCGGTAGCGGACGCCGTACGCCGTGACCCGCTTGCCGCCGGTGGGATCGATACTGTTCACCGCTGGCCACCCCATCTCTCGAGGTCGTCAAACAGCTCGGGGTCGAGCAGCCGGGCGGCGGCGCGCAGGCCAGGCACGAGATCCTTGTCCAGGGCGGCCTCGGCCCGAGCCCACAACGTGCGGGCTAGGGCCCTGCAGTGGGCGTACATCTTCTCGCGGGCGTCCGCGTCGACCCTCTGCTTGTCTGATTCCCGCTGTGACGGAAGCACGAGTAGACCGCTGTGGATGAGCTCGACGATGGCCTTCACGAAACGGCTGTGGTCGTCCATCGTGGCGGGCAGAGTCCGCACCACTGCAACGGCGGTGTCGGCGGCCCGATGAATCTCGTCCCACGCCGACTTGGAGAAGTACGTGGTCGGGACGACGGTCATCGCACACCCCCAACGGTCGCCTGGAACGGGTAGGAGCGAACTCGGAACTCTTCGGGCAGTTCGGCCGGGTCATTCCCGGCTGCTCTGGCGCCCCACTCACGTGCGAGCACGGTCCCGGCCTGCTTGAAGAAGAAGGGCACGCCGGCGGCCGCGCACCGGTCGCGTAGGGACCGGGCCCAGTCCGGATGCATTGGCCGGGCGTTCGGGCCGGACTCGCCGCCGACGACCACCCAGTCCACCGGCGGGCTGCCGGTCAGCCACGACTCATTGAGGTTGATCGGGCCGAGCAGCGGTTCGGCGGAGATCCACCGCACGGCGGCCGGGGTGTCGAGCAGCAGCGGGATGCGCACATCGGCCCACTGCTGGCCCTCGACGGAGACACCGAGCCACACGTTGGGCAGCACCCGCGGCCAGAACCGCCAGCCTTCCATCCAGTCGTAGAGCGGGTAGGCGGCCCCGGCTGGCGGTGGGCCCATGTGCTCGAGCATCTCGGCGAACAGCTGCGCCCGGCCGGACCGGTAGGTCGCACGGACGGCCTCCGGTCCGCGCGGCATCGGCGGCAGCCCGCCGTTGTCGGGGACAGCGGCGTCGGCGTCGATGTCGGCCCACCGCCGCACCCACGACCGCATACGGCCGGGCCGCTTGGTGAGGATCAGGAAGGTGTGCCACGGCGAGCGGCCCATCACGTCCCAGACCTGGGCGATGAACCAGTCCGGCACGCTGCCCTCGAACAGGTCGCTCATCGAATTGACGAAGATGAGCTTCGGCTGCCGCCACCGGATCGGGTCGCTGAGCCGCTCTGGAGCGAGCCGGACCTCACCGGTGAATCTGCCGTCCTTCGCCAGGCCGCGGTAGAGCGGCAGGTGCCGCAGCCGCTGGCCGGCCTCGCGGGCGGCGTAACAGTGGTCGCAGCCGGGCGACACGTGGCGGCATCCGACGACCGGGTTCCAGGTCGCGT